AAACAACTATAATAACGAGATAAATCGAATAACTTATGAGGAGGTTATTGATGATACAAGACCTATACAAACAAAAAAGGTCCTTGGAGTTGAAGTGGGAACAAGAGCATATTAACGAAGATAGATATACTCTTAACATGGTTAGACTTGACGATAAGATTAGACAAGTCATTACTGAGATTAAGCTTGAAGAAGCTGCAATCGCTCACAGACAAAATAGCGTTGATGGCGCTGCTCCACAAGTTTCTGTAGCTACTTAAGTCACAAAGCTACATCGCTGAAATCGCACTTTCTTTACGGGCTCTCTTGCACTCTACTATAAAATACAATATACTATATTCACTATACATATAAAAATTTGAATGTAGACGCGTATAGTCGACATCCCTAGGGACTACATTTATTATATCTAGGAGGATATTATTATGGCTAAAACACGATTCTCTGGACCTATAAAACAAGGTACAGTAAACGATACATTCGGATCAGCAATACCTGCTGTCAATCTTGATTCAGGTGCAGGTTACGATGGAAAACAAAGAAATGTAGGAACATCTTTAGGATACCAGTCTTGGTATTTTGATTATTCCTATTTAATATATGAAGCAAGTTCATTATTTGCTACAGCATCAATTCCAGGAACAGGAATTGTAGATCTTACTACTGGTACTAACTATGACACTGTTGATAGTGTAGGTAGAACTACACAAAAAAAAGGTGGTTATTATGGTGCTTCATCAATTACATTTACTTCAGCAGGTGATGATAGTGATAAAACTTTTACTGTTATTGGTACAACAATTGATGGTATAGCAAAAACTGAAACTGAAGTTGGCGGTAACGCTGGTTCAGTAGCTACAACAGATAGATTTCACACAGTTAGTTCTATTACACTTACAAATACAGGTACAGGAGCAGTTTCTGCTTCAGCAGGTAATGTAACTATTGGAACTGCAGATGGTAACAAAGTTACTTGGATGTGTAGATCAGACTTTAACGCTTACCCTAATCTTGAAATTGATTGCAGAGGTAGAACATCTACAAATCCAGATGTTTTCTTTAATCAAACACGTACAGGTAATCTAGCTAACAACATTGTAATTCCATCAGGATCTAGAATTAACAGATTAGAAACAGTCGTGCCTCTTGCATTTAATTTTGGTACATCATGTAATACATCATTTGGTTCTATTTTTAATCTTGCAGGTGTTCAAACTTGGGATCTGGATTATTTTACACCGGCATCAGCTGGAGATATTGATACTATTGGTATCTATGACTCTTACACTCTTATGGGTGCGCTTGACACTGGACAGATCAAAAAACATATGTCAGTAGGTACAACAGATACTAACTCAAATGGAGATAGATGTTACATCGATCACCCAGTGGGTATTACGTTCACAAGAGACGGTACTGTGGCATCAGCAGGTGAAGGTTTAGTTCAATGTACATACGCACAAGCAGTTAACTTTACTAACTAATAATTTACTTTCAGGGAGCGATGTAATGATCGCTCCCCTCGAGTAGGAAGGAAATAAAATGGCAGCAGTAGGAACAACTAATACACAATTCGATGGTACTAAAAGATTAATAGTACAAACAATGTTAATGCCCACAGAGGCAGCAGGTGAATTTACATTTACTATTGATGTATCAGCATTAAATAATCAAAGATTTCCAGCAGTAGCAAATGGAAATGCAGCAGCTATACCTTGTGTTTCTTTGTCTTTACAAAAAATCTGGTATTCTGTATCGGTCGCAGCAAGAGAAGATTCTGTAAGTATTGTAGGAGATGCAACAGCAGATTTACCTTATATAACATTACATGGTAATGGATTTAAAGACTTTACAAATATTGGTGGAGTACATAATCCAGCCCTTGGAACCGGTGGTTCAACAGGTGATGTAATTATTAGATCTAATGATGGTACAGCAGCTACAACAGCGGGTGATTCAATATCAATCCACATGGAGTGGTTAAAAAATTACTAGGAGGTTAAATGTCAAACGTTACTTCCCAATCTTATCAATTTGATCAAGACTTTTCTATTGATGAGATTATTTCAGATGCCTATGAAAGATTAGGTTTAGTTGGTACTTCGGGACATCAACTTAAAACAGCTAGAAGATCTTTAAATATTCTATTTCAAGAATGGGGTAATAGAGGTTTACATTTCTGGGAAGTTGGTAATACCAACGTTACATTAACTCAAGGATCAACTACTAATGTTGATGCAACAGCAGAAGGTTCTGGAACTTATACTTTTTATAGAAACGCATCAGATGTACCTGGAGGTGGAGAACCACCACAAGCTACAACTGTTCCCACAGCAAATGTTTATGGTATTACAGATTTATTAAACGTAGGCTTCAGACAAAACTATAATACTACTTCTCAATCAGATATTGCTTTAACTAAAGTAGATAGATCTGCTTATTCTGGAACAGCTAACAAAGCAACAGTCGGCACACCTTCTCAATTTTGGGTCCAAAGATTCATAGATAGAGTTACTGTAACTATTTATCCTTTACCTAATGCAACAGCCGCAGCAGCAACAAGTAAACTAATGGTTTACTATGTTAAAAGAATTCAAGACGTAGGTGCTTTTTCAAATGCAACAGACACACCTTTTAGATTTGTACCTTGCATGGTTTCAGGTTTAAGTTATTTATTATCTCAAAAATTTGCACCAGAGAGAACACAAGAATTAAAATTGTTTTACGAAGATGATTTAGCAAGGGCTTTATCTGAAGATGGATCTCCATCTAGTACATACATAACCCCTAAAACTTATTACCCTAATATCTAATGGCTAATAAAAAAAATAAAACAATGAAAGATCCAATCAGATATACTGATGAAAAAGGAAATCAATATGGTATTTCTAAAAGAGAGTTGGGTTTAAAAGCTTCTAAAGGAGAAAAAGATGCAGAGAAAGCTTTAAAAATAATGAAAAACCACAACTTTATATATCCTGATAAAATTTTAAGAGAAAAAAAATCTATAGGTGGTGTAATAAAAGGTAAACCTAAACTTGCTAAGAAAGGTTGGAAGTAATGGCTACTTATTCAAAAGGTTCTAGAGCATTAATGATCTCAATGAGATCAGGGGCCGCGTTCCCTTATAGTGAGATGGTACAAGAATGGACAGGAGCCTGGGTCCATAATTCTGAGTTTGAAGCTAAGCAACCACAACTTACACCAAGACCCGTGGGTGCTGATGCACAAGCCTTAGAACATGCTTTCCCACCAAGAATAGAGCCAGGTCCATTAGATTTATTAAGAGCTGATCCGTTTGAAACATATCAAGCAGGATCACCTATAGTTAATGTTAATCTTCCAGGAAATAGATATGAAACAGGAGATATAAAAAGATTTCGTGGTGCACCAGGTATAGCCGGCGTATTTAATATTCCAGATAATGTTAATGGGATTACAGGAGCTGTTATTGCACAAGCTGCAGGATATGCTATAAATATAGGTAAATATGTAAATGGAGCAACTGATGCTACTCAGACTAATTGGTTTTGGTTTTCAGCAGCGTCTAATGCTACAAGTGCAGGAATAGGAGGAGGGTTTCCGGTCAATGTTGGACCAGTAATCTTAGAAGCATAATTATGTCATACACTTACGCAACTATAAGCTCTAATATTAAAAGTTATACTGAAGTAGATGCAAATGTATTTACACAAGCAGTACTAGATGATTTTATTATGTTAGCTGAAAACAGAATTAATGTAGATGTACCAATGGACGCCGATAGATTTGTTCAAGAAGGACAATTTCAAGCAGATAAAAATACAATCAATAATCCTGCAGGTACTTTATTTGTTAGAGGTGTAGAAGTATTTCCTTCAACAACTGTAACTACAGAACAAGGTACATGGTTAGAGAAACGTGATCAGACATTTTTATCTGAATACGTAGGTAGATTAACAGGACCAGAAGGACCTAATACGGGTCAAGATGTTACTGGCTTACCTAAATATTATGCTATGTTTGGAGGCGCAACTGGGCTTACAGACAGTACTTCAGGAGGGTTGTATCTAGCTCCTACACCAGATGAAAATTACTTTTTTAGAATATATTATAACAAATTACCTCCTGGATTATCAGGAGCAAATACTACAACTTTTATAAGTAATTACTTTCCTCAACTACTGTTATATGCTACATTAGTTGAAGCTTACGGATTTTTAAAAGGTCCAATGGATATGTTGACATTGTACGAACAAAAGTATAATACTGAACTACAAAAGATTGCAGGAATGCAATTAGGTAGACGAAGAAGAGATGACTACACTGACGGAACAGTCAGACTTAAAATCGAATCCCCGTCACCGTAACAAGGAGATAAAAAATTATGGCAATCGCATCGGTACTAACAGACAGTTTTAAAACAGAGTTAATGAGAAGTGGACACAACTTTGATACCGCTGGAGCAACACCAGCAGGAAATGCATTCAAACTTGCTCTTTACACAAGTTCAGCTAACCTTGGAACTACAACAACAGTTTATTCAGCTACAAACGAAATTACAAATGATGCTGGTTCAGCATACGTAGCAGGTGGAAAAGCTTTAACTAATTCAGGAGTTACAACTTCTACAGTTACTTCACACACAGACTTTGCAGATTTATCAGTAGCAAATGGTACAGCTTGGACTTCAGCATCTTTCACAACAAGAGGATGTTTAATTTATAACACAACTGCTATTTCTGGATTTACAACAAACAGAGCTGTTTGTTCAATAGACTTTGGTGGAGATAAAACCGTATCAAACGGAACGTTCTCTATTGAATTTCCAACTAACTCATCATCAGCAGCTATCATTAGACTGACATCATAAGGAGTAAAACCTTATGGCTGATACAATAATCACAGCTACAGTCGGCACAGGTACACAGTATCAAGTAGGTGGTACTGGTAATGTTTATTATTTTAATGGTGCACAACCTACAGATTTTAAATTTCCTTGGGTAGCAGGTGCAGTTCTTAGAGTAGATCAATCTGATGCTACTAATGATAATCATCCTTTTCTTTTTACAACAAGTGCCAGCACAAATACTGCAACTATGCGTGCAGGTATTATTACTAATAATGTAGAATATTATTTAGATGGTTCAGCTAGTCAAGCTGACTACATGAACACCAGTACTTTTAATGCAGCTACTACAAGATGGGTTGAAATTACTATTACTGCGCCAAGTGTAATTGATTTTTTCTTTGCATGTTGGGTTCATGGTATCAGTATGGGTGGTATTATAGATATTACTCAAACTACATGGGGTGCTATGAATTGGGGCCAAGGTGCGTGGAACCAGCAAGGTGATGAAGCAGTATCATTAACTGGTTTACAAATGACTGGAACACTCAATGCAGCTGGAGTAAACGTAGAACAGTTTCCTGGTTGGGGTACTTTAGATTGGGGTGAAAATGGTTGGGGTAGTGTTGATGGTGCAGTAGAAACTTTACCATCTTTCTTAGCAACAGGTTCTGTAGGAAGTTTAACAGCTGAAACTTTTCAAAATGTATCTTTAACAGGTTTAGAAATAACAGGAGCACTAGGTACTCCTACACTTAATTTTGATTTTGAATTAACATTAACAGACAGTTTATTAGCAACAGCTACATTAGGTCAACTTGGAGTTAATGCTGGAGATGATGTACAAGTTGGACTAGCAAGTTTATTGGCTACAGGTTCTGTAGGTGCTATTTCTCCAACTCCTAATACTAATATTAGTTTAACTGGATTAGAAGTTACCGGTAGAGTTGGTAATCTTGCAGAAGGTGTTTTAACCATAGTAGATTTAACTGGAACATCATTATTAGCTACAGGTGCTGTAGGAGCTATTACACCATTTAACTCTACAGGAGTCACTATTTCTGCTAGTTTAGGAATGACAGGAACATTAAATGCAGCAGGAGTTACAACTCCTGAGCAAGTTGTTGGATTGACGGGATACGAAATAACTGGTAGTTTAAATGCTGCCGGAATATCAACAATTCATTATGCAGATGTTGACATTACGGGTTCAACATCGTATACAGATGTGAAGCATGTAAATCAGGCGTAGGAGAAAATTATGGCATCAACATATAATAGTCTAGGTATTCAATTAATGGCAACCGGTGAAAACGCTGGTACATGGGGAACGAATACAAATAACAATTTAAACTTTATTATGAACACACTAGGTTATATTAGTGTGGCATTAACAGCAGATAGAACTTTAACAATTCCAGATGGTTCAACAGGGACTTATGATGGAAGAGCTTTTATTATAGAACTTACCGGCTCGACTGCTGGAAACAGAGTTTTAGATATTGCAGCTACAGCTGGAGATCCAGCAGCAGCTATTGAAAAACCTTTTTTAATCGTAGACAACACTACAAGATCTGTTGGAAATACAATTACTTTTAAAGTTACTGGTCAAACAGGGATATTAGTCCCAGCAAGTGGTAATGTATTATGTTATCATAATGGAACAGATATTGTTTCTTCAGGATTTCCAAGTACTACAGGAGCACAACCAGCATATACTTTGCCATCAGCAGATGGTACTGCAAGTCAAGCTTTAGTAACAGATGGTGCTGGAGTAGTAAGTTTTGGATCAGCAGGAATATCAACAGGAAAAGCTATTGCAATGGCAATGATTTTCGGGTAAATAACTAAAAGGAATTAAATTATGGCAAACCCAAATATAGTAAACGTAGCAACAATCAATGGTGAGTCGCAAGGACTTGCATTAGGAACAGGTGATTCAAATGTTATCATCGCAGCAATCAGTTCTAGTAAAGTTGTTAAAGTAAATAGAATTACAGTAGCAAACGTTGATGGAACTTCAGCAGCAGACGTTTCTGTTAAAGTTGTTAAAGCAGCTTTTACTTCTGCAGCAACAGGTGGAGCAGGAAATGTCGGAACAATTTATTTAGCAAAAACAATTTCAATACCAGCAGACGCATCTTTAGTGTTATTAGATACACCTATCTATATGCAAGAAGGAGACGCTCTTCAGGGAGGAGCTAGTGCGGCGGGTGATCTAGAAATATTTGTATCATACGACGTAATAGCATAGGGAGGTAATTAGCTATGGCAAATGGCGGAATTATCGGACCAGTCAACACAGTTACCGCAGCTTCGTGTGTAGCAGCAAAAGTAACTTCATTTACATCATCAGGAAATTTTACAGCAACAAAATCACAAAATGTAGACTACTTAGTAATGGCTGGTGGTGGCGGAGGTGGCCACGAT